TCTTGATAAGTTGCGTTGGACATACCCTCTTTGCGCATGGCAGCTAGGGTTTTCCTGATGGTATCACCACCAAGGGCATCTGCATAGATGGTCCTCAGGGCGTCTCTTGCTCTTTGAGCGTCTGCAATATTAGTAAAGAAAGCATCGTGGATGGTTCCTGTTCCTATATTATTTTTAAGACCCCAAAGATGGAAGCGTCTAACAAGGACTGCGTCGTTGCTGTGGTTTCCGTTTACTCCAAGTCCGATAGCAGCGTCTGCAAATGAACCTTTACCAAGTAATTTTCCATCTTCAGCACTGGACTCATAAATGTTTTGAACTCTACGGCCCGTTACAGGGTCAGTAAAATCAATCCTCTCTTGGAGTTTTGGTCTATATCTTTGCATCATAACTTTTCCATCAAAAGTTACCCAAGGAATATCTACCTTTTGTGTTTCTTGTACGTAAGAACGCGCAACTCTCTTCCAGAAAGTAATAAATGTTTCTGTTACAGGTGCTCGTTGGGCCAAGTTTTTAGACATAATGCGAGACACAGCCTCGAAGTCTTTTGGTCCAATAATACCTTGTCTTGCGTTCATAATTTTTTCAACAAATTCACCTGAAGAAGGGTGTACAGTGAGCGCATCTTTAAGAAGCTCTCGTCCAACAGGTGTACTATTATTTACTAATTCAATAAGTTCTTTGCGAAAGGCAGTCAAATCGTCTACTGTCTTTGTTGCCCCAAGCCTTGTAGCTAACTTTACTTGTGTGTCAACAACCCTAAGTTGATCAGTAAGATCACCCTTGGTTATTGTCAGGAATCCTCTGTTTTGTAGTATTCCAGAAAGTTTGTTGGCAATGTTAGCTGTTTTTGTAGCTTCACCCGCACCGTAAAAGGTAACCATGTTTTGAGCTTTAGCAGCTTTAGCCATGTCTTCCCAAGTTAGGTTAGCGTTACGTAGAGCAGCAATCTCTAAGAACTCTGGATCATTGATTGTGTCTTGAGCGACCAAGTCATACAAGCGGTTTTTCTGTGTTGTAGCAAGCACGTTTGAGGCCATAGCAATTGGTCTGTCACCTGTAGACAAAGCAATGATTTGAGCACCACTTGAAGAGGCGTCATTTTCAATCATTAGCCGAGTTTTATAGGTAGCAAGCTTAGTTGGGTTTCTCATATCCCCATCAACGTGGTCATAGATTCTTTTATACTCAAGGGCTAAACGAGCAAGCTTACCTACCTCAGCGCCTTCTAATCCTCTAATCAAAGGGTGTTCAAGGAACTCTCTAATACGGCGGTCTTTTTGTGTCGTTGCTTGTAACAAACCACCAATTTCTCTAAGTTTTTCGGCGTTCCTTCTAAAGATTGCTCTTCGTCCAGATTGAGTTAAGGCTTCTGTAGCAGGACCTAACAAGGCTCCGGTCTGAATTTCTAGTTCTCTAACAGAGTTAAGATCAATTCTTGTTGGTGTGCCTGAGTTAAGGAAAGGCCTTACTAGCTCACCTCCAGTAGGGGTTAAGTAACCACGGTGATAAACACGTCCACGGGAGTCAAGGAAGGCTTGTGTTCTAAAGTTTTCCTGCCTTAGTCGGTGATACTTGGCTGTAGTCATAAGACCATAACCTTGTTCACCACGATTTAAAATTTCATGTCGGAACTCATTAATACTGTCAAAGTACTTTGAATTACCGCGTGGGTCTCTAAATCGAGTAACACTATCCATAAAATCAAAGAACTCGTTATCAACAGAGTACTCAACGTTCATTACGTGATTCATCATCTTAGCCATTTCAGCATCAATCTGATTTGGGTCATAGTCAGCAAACTTGTTAGCTGAAATAATTGGAATACCTGTTTCGTTACCCCTTGCATCAACAAATGTCTTTTTACCTGCTTTAACGTAGAGTCGGTCTCTGGCATTTACTACACCTAAGCGACGTGCAATAGTGTTCCTTCTCTCAGCTTCTTGTAGCTTTAAAAGTCCCTTGTCAATAACCTGAACCTCACGACTAACAGTATCTCCAAAACCACCAGAAGCTCTGCCAGTGTCAACATCAAAAACACCTCTGCGAACCTTACCACGGAAGTTAATGCGAATTAGGTTTTGTTCCTTCATAAACTGAAGTACCTTAGAGCCTTCTGTGTGATAGCTTTTGAGTGTGTGTGTAACTCCGGGAACTAGACCACCTATGTCTGCTGCTAGAGTCTTACCGATGCTAATTGCTAAACTATCATAGTCGGTAGCTTGACCGGACGCTGCTAGTTTAAATACCTTTGTTAAGCTCTCAAGAGAACGCTCATTTAAGACAGCGGATTTGGGAGACTTGCTTAGTGTAAAGAATTCAAAATCTAAAATGTAACGGATGTTTTCATTAAGCTTTGAAATCTGCCTTGTCCACCAGCTGTCTTTGGGTTCCCTGTCAAATTTCTTTATAAACTCTCTGTAGGACTTCCTTATAGGTAAAACCCTGTCTAAAAGGTTTTTCTTAAACTTCTTCAAGTCTTTATCTGTTGTACTTAAACGAGCAAAGTAAGTCCTCATTGGAGCACGTCCAGAGAAATAAATCTTGTTTGCAAGGGCCTTACCTTCAGTCCTACGCCAAGCATCAATGAAGCGTTGATCTGCCAATTGGTTCTTAGTAAGATCTTCAAGGTCATAGTACTTACCCATGATCTGTACTTGAGGCTTTTCTTCACTCAGATAACGCACAAACATTTCTGAACGACGCCGTGAGCGGGTGTCTAGGAGCCTTGATACGTTCTGAACAGCAAAGCGGTTTTCTGCTCGCATAACAGATACAAAGTCACCCCAAGGCTCTTTATCAGCATTGTAACGCTGGAAGACAACACGGAGGTTTTCAATAGCAACAGTTTGTTGGTTTAAAGAAATTTTGTCATCTAAACCAGCAACAGTACTTTCAATAAAGTCTTTTTGATCAGGGGTAAGGTCTTTAGAATTCCTCATAAAGTCAATACGCTCTTGATACAAATTAAAATCAGGATCATAGAGGAGGTTGTTTTTAATCTCACCCGTTAAAGGGTCAGAGGAAAAATTTCTTTCATCAAATTGATTGCCCACACGCCTACGGCTTGCTTGTTTACCAACAAGGGTTGTACCTTTGAAGTTAGTCAGGGCCATAGTAGAGTTATAATTTCCAGCATCTAGAATAAACATTTCACGGAGGCCATCACGGTGCCTTGGGTTAGACAAAAGTGTTGAAGGTCTTGAAGCCGCAATAGACATTTCCTCATTTTTTATGCTTTGGCTAGGTCGGAACACCGCTGTAGAAAGCGCTGCCTTAGCTCTCAGAGCTTGGATAGTCAAGGCCCGTCCTTTTGGAGTGATAAATTCGGAGGCTTTTAGCTTTCCTTGTTGAAACAAGCTAGCAGCATCAGCGGAACCTAGAAGTTTTTCTTGAATAGAAGAACCTTGTCGTTTTAGCCAGTCAGTGAAATTAACAATCATTGGTGGTTTGCCATTAAAGGCAGCAACATCAAGTTTTCCAACGGCTCTCTGTTTAATACGTGCAGAGTCAAGTAAGGCAAGCTCATCTTTACTTTTAAGAACAGGTACCATACTAGAACGACAGTTCCAGTGTAGAGGTGGCCTGTAAGTCAAGTCATCAATCTTGTATACTTTTCCATTATGAAAGCTACAAATTGAGCTTGTTCTTGAGTCAAGAATAGCTGTAAACATATAACCAGACAAAATCTCTGAGTTGTTTTGCATAACCTTGTTAAGGGCAGCTGTCTGGGTTGAAGTAATTGAGGTACGGGTCAGGGTCCTCGCCTGTATCTCTGTAATCTTAGTCGTTTTTAAAACGTCAGTGATAATCTCTTTTTGTGTAAGACCTCTTGCTAGTCCACCTCGAACCTTTGTTTGGATACGAACAAGTTCCCCAGAAGAAATGTTTGCAAGGTTTTGAGATAGTGTCTTAGGTCCACGGATACTTGGTCCAGTAATCTCAGCCAAGAGTTCTTTTGTTCTTGGGCGGTTTACTTTGTAGAAACCACGAACTTCCTTATTAAGGTTGTCTGAGTGGAAATCAAGTTGTGATGTGGAGAATTCACGAAGGCTTCGTTCTGAATTGGCTTTCAATTCTTTGCCGAAACGAGTGACTTCAGGTTTTACATCGGTTGTAAGGTTGTTTGTAAGAAGGCTGCGAAGACGCTTTCGGTGTCTACGGAGTATCCTACGGTTTTCAACCTGAACACCTTCTTCGTAAAGTCGAACATCTGTCATGTGGTTTACAATGCGATCAAAGAGTTTATCATTAACGTTCATATTACTAGTACTCCTGTGAGTAGTTAGTGTGAGTTATTATTGGCAAAGATAGAGAGAATCGAACTCCCGTACGCGGTTTTGGAGACCGCTGCTTTACCACTAAGCTATATCCCTGTGTTGGTGCCGCCACGAAGATTCGAACTCCGGGCCTGTTCATTACAAGTGAACTGCTCTACCAACTGAGCTATGGCGGCTTTGGCTCTTCTAACTGGACTCGAACCAATATCAACCGATTAACAGTCGGACGCTCTACCGTTGAGCTATAGAAGAATAGTTACCTTGGCTGTCAGTCCAGCGGCGCTGATGTGACATTCCATTTAACTTTGCCAAAAGACCAAGGTATTTGCTAGTTACTTATATACCGACTGAGCAAGCCGGTTAGTCGTCATCCATTTTGATATCGTCATCACTAGTTCTATCAATAAGTGGATCTGTTTGAATTTCAGAGGTGGCTTCCTCATCATCGTAATCAGCAGGGAGAAAGTCATTATACTTAGCAATGTTGACAAAGACTGAGCGAGGGATAATTCCTGCTTGGTACCATTCGGAAACAAGGCGCATAGCAGCTTCACCACCAACCATAGGGGAAAAATCAGAAGACATTTGGAAGGTAACATCGTTACTGTTAATATCAAGGTTGTACTTCCAGTTGATCATAAAGACGATCACTTCTTTCATTGTGCCAGAGACCTTAGAGTTCAAGGCACCAAGTTGTGCTGTTTGAGAAGCATTTCGGATCTCAAGGGCAACACCAGAAGAATCTTGTTCGGGAGACAGCATGCGAATACCCATCTTAGCCATTTCTTGAACAGTAGCTTCAATTGCTCTATCCATGTCTGCTAAAGCATCTGTTGGAGTAGCAAGAACAGTAATGTCTTCATCTTTACCAACGCGTAGCCAAGAGCCTAAACCTGAACCAACAAGCGTCTCAAAATCTTCGTCTGTCATATCTGCTTTTACAATAGGTGTATAAGTAGCAGCACCCATAAGAAGGTGGTTACGACGTGATACTTTATTGTACAAAGCAATTTCACGGTCAATAAGTGGCATAAGGATTGGTTCAATTGGTTCAATCTGGCCATTCAGAGGCCAAGCAGGTATTTCCTTAATATTTTCGCCCCAAGATTTAGGGTAGATAGTTGCACCAACCTTCTTGAAGCTCTTTGAGATAGAGTCGTTATACTCTTGAGCAACCTCACCGTTAGTTACCTTAACAATATCTGCGTTACCAACTGCCTCATAAATATCAATAGCAAAACTGCCATTTTTATCAAGGTAGTGGTCGCTTACTGTGTCAATTAGATTAGCATGCCAAGGGTTATCATCAGAAAACCTCTCAACAAGGTAGCGTGTTACAAAACGGGTAATTGTTTTTGTCTTGGTAACTGGGTGCATACCTGTTTTAACATTGATAACATTTTCAGCCTTAATCAAAACAGGGTAAGGAGAAGTCATATTTCTCTGCTCTTGATCCATTTCTTCCCAATCACCATCTGAAAACTCAGGGTAATCTACATAAACCCAACCACGAGAAGTCTGAAGTTCTTCCCAAAGGGCTGTATCAAGGAAGTTGAACAAAGAAGAACCTTCAAGTGTAAAGTTGTTTTCAATCCAATCTTTTGCGTTATCCGGAACTTCATCTGGCAAATCAAGTAAAGATTGCTTTCTCAACAAAGCACTAATAAGCACCTTGGAGTACTGAGCAGTTAGACCCGGAAGTTCGGCTTCAGCTTTAAAGAAGTCATACTGTGATTGACTCATACTAGTTGAGAAAGGGACAAGTAAATTGTCCGCAAAATCAAGTACATTTTCGTCGTGTAGCTTGGCAGTAGTCTGTCCTTGGAGGACTGCCCTAGAACGCGCCCAGAGTGGTTTGATAGCTATATAAGAATCAGAAGGATCAGCAACAGATTTCTTGGTAGCCTTAGGTGACCTTTTGATTTGAGCCATTTAGGTCTCCTTTTTAAATTATAATTATAATGAAGATTTTTATTATAAAAACTTACTTTACAAGTGTCTTATTAAGTATGCTTATATAATAGGGAAATCCCTACCTATTATCATTAGTCGGCAGTATTATTTTTGTTTGTTATCATGGTACTACCCTTGGGGTTTTGTCTGCCCAAGAGTAGTTACCGGTTTTGGATGACTTTCAGCATTTAGCTGTCATCGTTAAGTGTTATCATTAGTCGGCAGTATTTTTCTAAATATTCTTTTTCTTCTTCCAGATCTGATCTGGGCTTGGTAATTTGTATAAAAAATAGGACCAAAACACAAAACACAAAATAAGAGTTCCAAAAAGAAGTGGACTAACCTCATTTATGTTTACAGTTCCACTATCTTTGTTTTCTACTTTGGTTTCTGAGGTGTCTTGGCGTACCGTACCAGTGTTATTCTCTGCCACTGACAGGGTTGTTTCTGTCTCCTGAGTCAACCCTACTGTCTGGTTGTTCTCCTGTCCCAACTGGGTGTTGGCCGCTATATTCGGGCCTCCCCCTGTTAGGAGACTCACCGGATTGAGGCCACTGCACCCCTGAGCCAGACTTACCCCACCAATCAAGACCAAAAGAAAGAGCCAAGACCGTATACGTTGGCCAAGTGATTGCCTTGATAAGTTCATTATCTACTCCTGTATAAAAGGTTGTGGCGAAGAAAAGGAAAACAGCAACAGCCATTTCCCTCTTCCACGTCTTCTTTCTTAGTGTTTCATTCATGGGTACACTTCTCTAAATAGCTCAAAGTGTGGGCCATCGGGGAAGGTTCCCGGATAAGCCTTAGCCAGAGCCTTACCAGAGTCATTCCAGAGGCGAGTGTCTCCAATACGCCAGTTACCACCCCATCGGATAGCAACGTTGTGTTCCTTAGCAGCAGCAATGACAGCGTCTGCAATAGGGTAGTACTGGTCCCAGTCTTCTACGTTAGGAATACCATCACCATCTACATCACCACTAAATGGATAGGGTAGCAAGTCAACAGCATGCCCTGTAATGTGTCGTGAGTTCATTGTCTGGGACTTACCCTTGTTAAACAGCATTTGTTGGCGTGCCACAGTGCGCAGACCCTCAACAACTGAGAAGTCTTGACCAGAGTTCATGATAGCGGTCATCATAACCTTTACTAGATCTGGGTGAACACCCTTTAGTTTAGCTTTACTTGAATTTCCGAATACATAGCTCATTTATTTTCCTTACTTTGTTTGTGTTGGCACCACGTTTTGCAGAGCCTCTTTATATTTAATACTAGCAATTTAACCGTTGCCGTACAAAGAATTAAAATCTTGGGCAAACCTAATATCAAACGGTAAGCTAAAGTCAAAAACATCGAAACGTTTTGTGATTAACTGTATCCCTATGTTTGGTGAGCCGTCATAAAACGTTGCAGACAGTATCCATCCACCATTTAGGGAAGGAGTTTGCCCAATTATTATGATACTCGAATTAGAGCCTGTGATTAAATTTGGCTGCAAAGGGTTTGGCCCACCATAAATGGATTTCTGGCCAATGTAATCCCAATCACGCTCTATAAAACCACCTGAAATTGAGCATAAAAGCTCGCTAGTGCTGTAGGTGCATTCCCCAGCAGAATTAAAGCAAGCAGCGCCATACCCCGTTGGTGTGTCAAGCAAATCTCTAGGTTCCATAACAACATAACGAAGAGTTGAATTTTGATACATTATATCACCTAAATTTTCCGGGTCTGTTGCAGGTGGAAATGCAATGTGGTTTTCTGTTCCAATGTCATAAAGAACTATTTCATTACCTGTTGCAACAGCACCACCTGTTCTGTAGAACTTGTAAAAGTAGTTATTTGTGTACTCTGGTGTTCCAGCGAACCCTGAGTTGGTAAGAATACCCTCCCTCTTTTTTACAAACAGCGGCTCCTCTGTACCAAGAACCTTTTCATTAAAACGATTAGTAGTTGTAATTCCATAACTCATTAGTCAATCCTTACAAAAATTGCTGTGATATTAGAACTGCGGTCTCCAGACTGAACATTGTTGTCTGGAGACCAAGTCAAAACTTTTGTTGCATCATCAAACACAAAATTTGGAGTGACTTTACCATCGTTAGCTCTAAGTTGACACAGATTACTCCCATTCGTTGCTGTCTCCTGATACCCACTTACATTAACAGAGCCACTAGTCGTAGTTAAGATTAATGTTGCTATATACTTAGCAGACCTAAGATATTTAATATCTATAACCCCTGCAGTAGTTTCAATTGCCATTCCATATGCCATTAAGCTAAGTTCCCAATTCTAACACGCAAGACATTGCTTGCATCATAAACACTAATTTTATCATCTTCTATAACAATCCTTTCACCACTAGCAGCCGAAGAAAATGTACCAATTTCAGCGCTAATAGCAGATAGTTCTGTTACACTAATTTTGTCTGCAGTAACAGCACCCGTTGCTATAGCAGTTGAGGTAACAGTTCCATCCACAAGCAAGTCACCGTCAATAAAAGCTGCTTGTTCTACCCAAGCATCGTTTGCGGCATTTCTTAAATAACCCGTGGCCTCATTCAGGGTGTTTGCTATGATAAACCTGTCTGCTACCGTAGGGCTGAGACCTGTTGCTGTAGCGAAAAAGTTATTAACAGTTGTTGTTGTGAGACCTGCAGTACTTGCACTAGTGTTAGTTTCATATCTCCACCAACCGGGGCCTCGTGGTCCGTCAGTACCGTCAGTACCATTTGTTCCGTCGGTACCATCAGCACCAGCTTCTCCAACAAACAATGCAAAAGAAATACCCGTAGTTACTGGTAGTGTAGGTAAATCACCATCATAAGGATAGTACGCAACAAAGGTATTTACACCAAGAGTGTAGCTTTGTGTATTCGTTGTCTCATCTGCTGTATCAGCGTAAATTACCGCCACACTGCCAACTGTTGTTAGCTGTATTGTTTCTACTGACGATAGCGCCCTAACAGAGTACTCACCAATAGAGTTAACAGACCTCACGGAAAATACGTAGGGATTTGTTTGTAGTCCGGGAACATCCATTTCACTACCAAAGGTTGTCCCTATAG